GGTTGAGCATGGCTGCACGCATCCGCAGCAGCCTTACCACATCAGCGCTCATGCTTTCGCCTCCCGCTCCTTGCGGGCCTCAGCCCATGTTTTGCCATCAGCGCGCCGGAGCGGCCAAACGCTATCGCTGCCGATCCTGCGTTGCGTTCCAATGGGCGCAACCTGCGGCACCTTGCACTGGTTAGTCATGACGCACCACCTCCTGCGGTTTGTATCCCTCGAGCATGGCCTCAATGGCGATTGCCACCGGGCCAGAGATGGAATGATCGCCAGCTTCCCAGCGACGCACCGTGCGATCACCGCCAGAGCCGAGGCGAAGCACCCGCGCCAGCTCGGCACCAGTGAGGCCGAGAGCCTTGCGCGCTGCGCGCAAATCCGATGCAGTTTCGATAATCATTGCAGCGCCCCCTCGATGGTAAAGCACAGCGCCAAGAAGGCGAGGAAGGAAACGGTGAGCGATGCCACGCTCTGCCGCTCGATCCAATCAATCATGCCGTCAAAAATATCGTAAATCATGTTAGTCTCTCCTTGTGGTTGAATTGGGGCGCGAGGCCCCTCATAGTTTCAGCCTTGCCTCTTCCATCGCCAGAGCTGAGAAATGGAGCTTGCGAGCTAGGCTCAAGCCTTGCCACGCCTCATCGAGCGCCACGCTCGAATGCGTATAGCCTTGGGCTGGTGAGGCGGTTGCCTGAGGCACAACGCTCGCCAGCTCGTTCGGTTGCTTTGCACCGACCCGGTGCTCGTTGAGAAACGCCATGAGGCCCGCCTTGTCGGTCGGCACTTCGACCTCGCGCCAGCTCACGCCAGCCTCGCGTGCATGAGCCTTGGCATCGGCCTGCGTCCCAGTCCAAACGCCATCGGGTGATTGATATAGTTTCATCTCTCATTCTCCTTGTGGTTGGGTGGGGGCCGAGGCCCCCAGTGGTTAGCTGTTGTCGTGGCGGGTGTAGTAAGCGGCGGTTTCGGCGCTCACCGAGGCGCTCGGCGAGTAAGCGCGGCTGATGGTGCTGATTGAGGCGTAGGGGCCGAAGTAGAGACGCACTTCGCGGCGGATGACCTCTTCGTCGCTGCCAGCGGGAACCTTGATGCTGCTGGTGCCGTCTTCGTGGGCGTAGCCGCGAGGCCAAACGTAAACGGTGTCTTTGGCATTATAGCCAGCGGTGAACTCGGCGATGGCGCGGTCACGGGTAGAGCGCATTCCAAAATGGCAACCGTAGCAGCATTCGCTGCCTTCTTTGCGGGCGGCGATCCCTGCTTCAAAGTAACGGCCTTCAGATTTCAAAGCGTCAATCAGGTTGGTCATTTCCGTATCTCCCTTGTTGATGAAAGGACATTACGCCCTAACATCAACAAAGGTCAATACCCCCTAGCAAAAAAAATCATATGGCCGAGATTTTCACCCTGAGGCCGCCATCTTTTACCGGCTCGCCATAGTCTGCGCGGATCGATTTGATCTGCTTGTCATTTTGATACGCGATCCCTTGCAGCGCATCGCCCACCACCTTGAGGCAGTTGTCGAGATCGAGCACCACCGCGCTGGCCGCACCCGACAGGGTGATCTTAGGCAGCAGCTCGACCTCTAACCGCACCGGCCCCGGCATCGGAATGATCCCGAGCTGGTCGGCCACCTGCGTGACATGACGCCTGTAAGCGGTCGCCTCTGAGGATCGCACCATGCGCCCGCGAAAATTTCTCCAATAGCGATTTGCGGACACTGGATAGCTCAATCGTAGCTCAATCATTTTCGCCTCGTTTCGTTTGTGCCGATTTGACCCGCGCTGTCCTGTTCCGTTTGTTCCCCTCCCTAAAGGGAGGGGGGAACAACGGGAACACCGGACATCTTGACGCCCCCGGTATCGGAACAGTGCGGAACAACAATTTTCAAAATCACCATAAAAGCACGCATTTCTGCGGCTTTGAGCTGTTCCGGTTCCAAATCGGAACAAACCGGAACAACCGGAACAACATCACTTTTTCGCACCCAAAGAGAGCGCGGCCACTGCGCCCTGATTTTCGACCCTATAACCGTCCATAAATCCGGACATATAGTCCGCATCAAGCAATACCTTTTTGGCCTGAGAAAGCTCCTTGCGACGTTTGCCATCGTTCTGCCAATCGAGCGTCTTTGTCCATTCGTTCCATGCCGATGCCGACAAGAATGGTCGCCCGCCCTGCATCTTGCCGACCGCAAAGAAAGCATCCTCGAATAGCTTTCTTGACCGCGCCAGCACCTTGCCCTCGCGTTCACCGGCTGCGGCCACCTCCTCGGGATCGCACATCGTTGCCACAGCGCTCGAGACCCGCTCACCGTCCTCATCGATCCAATCCAGATCGATCCGAGTGAGCCGCATCCACATCGGCTCGGCCAGCTCGGCATCCTTCTGCTTTCGCTGCACAAATTGCAGCGGATCGCCCGGCTCCTTTGCCGCCACCACGCTAAACTCGGCATCGAGTGCGCCGCGCCATGCGGATGACCCCCGCGCCCGATGCTGCGCCTCCTCAGAGACGCCAGTGTGATGCACCAGAACGACCGAGCAGCCAAATTCACGCGACAACGCCACGCAGGCATCGATCATCGTCTTTGCGTCCTGCGCGCTGTTCTCGTCGCCAGCAAGGAAGCGGTGCAGGGTGTCAACTATAATGCACACCGGCGGAACCGGCAGCGACCGGACAGCCTCGAGGACGAGCTGGTAGCCATCAGGCGTATTGAGGTCAGTTCCGGCACGCGACAGCCACATATTGAGCTTGTCCACCTGATTGTGCCGCTTCCATGCCGCGATGCGCGCCCTGAGGCCCTGATGGCCCTCGCCTGCCAGATAGACGACCGGCCCGCTGTTGACCTTATAGCCGTTCCATTGGCCCAGCCCGGCTGCAACGTGCAGCATCATATCGAGCACCACAAACGTCTTGCCGCTTCCTGATGGGCCATGGATCATGCACAGCGCTTCTTTCGGCATCCACCGCTTGATGATCCAAGACACCGGCTGCGGATGCGAAGCAAACTCATCTGCGTTGATGAGATAGCTGCCGACCTCGACCGGCGGAGCCAAAAGGGCCATCAGATCACCGCCGCTTTGAGCGTAATCATTGACATCCATGCCTTCGACCGGAGGCATGACCATGCGCGCACCGATGGCCTCAGCGGCCTTGGCTCCATCCCTCTGGCCGGTGCCGCTCTCATCGTTGTCGGCAATTACCACAATTGTGGTAGTGACGCCGAGCAGCTCACGCAGCGCCAATCCCGCTGGCAAAAGGTTTCCAGCCGAGAAGGCCATGACCACAGGCTCGCCGGTCGCTTCATGGATCGTGAGGCCGGTCGCCACGCCTTCGCACAGATAGACCGTGCGCCCCTCGCGCAGATTGCCGATAACATGAAAGCCGCCCTTGATCTGGCCGCCGGTCAGAAACATCTTCGAGCCATCGCCCGAGATGAATTGCAGGCTGGTCAGCGCGCCATCGACCCAAACGGGTGCAATGAGCCGCCCGTCACCATGCACCCTCAGATCGTGCGCCTTGACGCCCTTCTTGAGCAGATACGGGTGATCGTCTGTTGCCAGAGCTGCCGCGCTCCAAATGTCATCAGCCCGGTCGGCTGCGTCCTCGCGCTTGGCCGCCAGCTCACGCTCGCGAATCTTCTTGATCTCGGCCAGCCGCCGAGAGTGCGCCATCTGCTCGGCCACGGTCAGCTCGCGCCCGATGTCGGCCCGCCAATTGATCGTGACGCCTTCGCGCCAATCACCAAACGCCCCTGCAGGGATTTTGTCACCGTGCGCGACATACCAGCCCGACAGATCGCCAGCCTTTTTGCCGGTGGCAAAGCGGTGCAGCGCGCCGTCAAAGACGATCTCTTTGGGTGGCTTGATCCCGGCCTGTTGCATCGCCGTGCGCAATTGCACCTCGGGAGGCTCGACCCTTCTCTCATGTTTCGACGGATCAAATGGGCCGCCGAAAATCTCTGCGATGTTGCTCATGCTTCTGTTCTTCCCCTGTTTCTTTATGCGACGAAAAGATCGCCCTGCCTCTGAGCTTGGTCAATACGTTTGCAAGCGATGTCGAAATATTTTTCCTCTTGCTCGATGCCGATAAAGTCGCGGCCCATCTGGACAGCCGCAACGCCAGTTGTTCCGCTGCCCATGAATGGGTCTAGAATTGCTCCTCGCGTCCATTCCACAAAAGCGCGCATTAGTTGCACGGGCTTTTCGGTTGGATGAAATTCATTTCCCGTTCGCGGAGCGCGAATTACGTCTGTCGGTCGCTTCGATGGAAAATCGTGACCTTTCCCGGGATAGAACAACGCAACTTCCGTCTGACGAGCGTGTTCGTGTTCAAGATCTCCCATCGACCAGTTATTTTTTACCCAAGTCACAAGCGATTTGGGTTTTGGAACGGAAAACAAGTTGTCCCATCTGCAGAACAAATATGACGAATGATATGCCTCTAAGCGACAAGCCCAAAGCAGAAGCTGCTCGTCTTCATCGTTGACAATTTTTTCGTGCTTGTCCGCCCGATAATTAGACTGAAAGGCCATGCCATAAGGAGGGTCAGAAATTATTGTCTCAACCATTCCAATGGTTGGAACAATATCCCTGCAGTCGCCCAAATACAGCGTTGCACGCCCGATTTTCTCGATCCTGCTCACTGTGCCGCGACCCCCTCAAGATATGCAGATAAAGCCTCGACCGTCTGATAAGATGGCTCGCCTTGGGTGTTCATAATACGCCAAATTTTGAAATAGGAAATGCCGGTTCGACGCGACACCTCCGCCAGATTGCGGTCGGCCAAAGCCTCACGCACCTGCTCTAATGTCATCATTTTGATGCCTCCTCTTGTGATTAGGGGCCGGACAATGGTTGAAAATTATTTTGCGCGCAAGGCACAATTTCATGATTGACGCGCAAATAGCCGATATGCCATATCAGCCATGCGCTGCAACCGGCACCGTGCCGACCGCAGCTTTATGAGGAAGAATGCTAATGGCAATTAACTTGAAATCGACGCTCGGCGGTTCCGCCAATGGCGTCAAAATGCTTGTTTACGGACAGGCCGGGGCTGGTAAGACTAGCCTCATCCCAACCCTGCCAGCGCCAGTGATCTTGTCGGCAGAGGGCGGCTTGTTATCAATTGCTGATAACGATCTGCCATTTATCGAGATCAGCGATATGGCGACGCTGCAGGAAGCGTATTTGTGGCTGCGCGACAGTGATGAGGCCAAGGGCTTTCAATCTGTCGCTCTGGATAGCATCTCGGAGATCGCTGAGGTTGTTCTAAATGCCGAGAAGAAAGCCACCAAAGACCCGCGCCAAGCCTATGGGGCGATGCAGGAGCAGGTGACCGACATCATTCGGGCATTTCGTGATCTGCCGGGCCGCCATGTGTATTTCACCGCCAAGGTCGAGAAGGCCACCGATGAGCAGGGTCGGATGCTTTATGCGCCGTCAATGCCGGGGAATAAGCTCGGCCAAGCCTTGCCATA